CCTGATACGCCTCTGCTGCTTGCCCATCTGCGGCTAGGTAATCTAGAGCCATCCTGCGTAAGTCTGCCTCCAACCTTTCTATCCGGTCATTTCTGATTTGTATCTCTCGGTTGATAGTGGGTTGAATCCCAAAACCGTATTGTTTTTTCCATTGTTCCTCCCGCCATTTATCACTCATTATTTCTCTCCCATTGGTCAGTCATTGTCTGTCTCTTTCGAGTTGTGCCAGCATTCAACTCAACGGCCACCCTGCACGATTACTAGAATATAATACCCAGCAGCCCCATAGCCTCCTTCAGCTTGGCCTCCAGCTCATCATCCCAATCAATATCATTAAGGATCATTGTCACCAGGCCCAAGGCATCTACCTGCTCTGCCGTGAGTGGCACGCCAATCATAGCCTCCTTCAGCTTGGCCTCCAGCTCCTCTATGCGGTCGGCCATTTCTTCAATCAAAGATACACTCGCATGATGCGGTATATCTGCATTTGCATTGTGCCTTGCTCGCTCCACCAGATCATCACTCATCACTCATCCTCATCAAAACAGTTATTCAACGGCCACCCACACGATCACCCCCATTTTGTCGGTTTATAATTCAAGATCATATCCTTTGTTCTGGGAAGTGATCTTTTTTTGACGATATTTCCAACAGTCCTGACGTTAATATCTAATATGAGGGCAATGTCTTTGTGAGATATTTTTTTTCTCAAAAGATCATTAATCTTCATTGCGGTATCATTAAGCTCAATAGGGATTTTTTTCTGCCCACCCATAGAGCCATATTCCGCCGCATTTCTAATCCGCTTTACAAGAGCATCGCTTTTAGCTTTTCCGGGTTCTGACATTGCAACAGCTTTCATAAGCTGCCCAACTTCTGTTTCTGTCGGTCTCCGGTGATTATCAATTACGAATTGATGCAGGTAATTAATCATTTTTAGTCCCCATATTTTTAATTGCCATTTGGTTTAAAGAAATGATCTCTTCTAATTTTTGGATCAAATTTAATCTGTTCATTCTTTGACTGTCTTTTTTCATTATTTCTAACAATCTTTTTTGCCTAATTAGTGCCAATTGCGCATTTGATTGCTGATTTTCTGCATCTGGTTTGTTACTGGAGCAATGCTTGCAATACTCTTGCGGGGCAGCGCCACATTTGCGGCAAGATGTTAAAAGCGTTCTCATGTTGCCCATTGGTCCAAACCTTCTTTGTTTTTCATATTGCATACCCCTTCTGCCTGTATTGTTTTTTGAATTCCTGAACTGCGCTTTTAGCCTCAAAATACTTTTCCCGCGATCCTGTTATAGCACAGCGATCCACCCAATTGTCAAAACAGCGTTCTTGCTCTTTTATCAAACAATCCAAAGCCTGTTTGGCTTCAAGTGGAAGTCTCTTCATTTTTTATGCTCCGTATTTTTGCTTCAAACAGCATGGCTTCCAGTTCATTAAATGATCTTTGAGCACTTTCTAATTGACGCTCAATTCGATCTAGTTGCGCCTCAATTGAATTCATTGATGACTGTATCGACATCGTAAAACTCCCTGTTGGCGATTACATATCTGATGGCTTGCAAGTTTATAAAATCTGCATGATTTTTTTCAAACTTTTCCTTTAAGGCAAATAGATCACTAATAGAGTACTGATCGTAAATCTCAATTAGGTTTTGATAATGATGATCCATCATTTGCCATCCTTCTCAATATTTAATTTATGATCTACAATAAATCCGTTAAGCCTTTGTCTACTTATTCCCAATGATTTTGCGGTTTGAGATTTATTGCTGTATTTTTTTAAATTATCCAGCACCAGTTTGATCCGTTCTTTGCGATGCTTTTCGCTTAGTTTTTCCCAAGGTGTCATATTCCAAAAATCCTATACATTTTTTTTACGGTGAAAAAATTATCATACTGAGGGTGTCTAGCCATAAACATCCTTGCATATAGGCCAATATAATCATTTGTGATCTTATATTGTTCTTCAGTAAGGAATTCAGCTTCCCAACGCATACGGTTTGCAACCAACCAAGCTGATGATTTATTTTTTTTGGAAGCAAGTTCCAATGTGAATTTTTCAAAAAGTTGGTATACATGGGGTTCGTGGATGTAGTGATATAAAAATCTACCAGCAAGGCAGTTTTTATCCATTGGGTCCCTAGCTTCCCTAAGGAAATTTACAAATTCATACTCGTTTGAAAAGTTACTCATCTTCGTCTCCCATCATTTTTTCTATTTGAGTCAATTGGCTTTTTAAACTTTCAATTTTATCTTTTTGACGCTCCTCCAAAGCCTTTCGCCCCCTATATGATTTCAATTGCTTCTCAGCCAAAGCTAAAGAGCGTTCTACTGCGGTGTGCATTTTATCAATCATTAGTGCTGCTCCTGTATGCGATCTGTGAAGTACTCTTCATATTCGTCCATGAGAGCCACAGAGAGCCGTTTTGAGACACGTTTAAGTGTTTTGGGGTTCCATATATCACCCAAGTCAATATGGAAGTAAGACGGGTCTGTGCGTGTGGCCCTGCCGCTTTCAAAATCATACTCAAGAAGAACCGCGAATTCACAGCCCTTCAGCGATACTTCAAAGATATGATTATTTGAATAAGTCATTGTGTGTTTCTCCTTCTCCATGAATTAAGACTATCAAGTACCTCAAGGTTGTAAACAATTAATTTACATATGACGAAAAAAAGGGGTATCCAGATTTTGGATACCCCCAGATTTATACTTTTAAAGTGAAGACCAAGCCCGTGAATTCATGGCATAGGCGATTGTTTGTTCCCGCTGTCTGGTTACGCTTTCTGGTGATTTGGAGCCCTGTGTGTGGGATGCCCAGTGTGTAAGGCAATTGTATAATGCCCATTTATTTTTTCCCAGATCGTTAAATTCGTTGGATAGTTGACCCATTAAATTTTCTAATTGCTTCTGGTTCCATTTTTCTTCGGATGTTTTGCTTTTTTTAGATACTACATGGTTGCGAAAGAATTTTTCAGCATCAGTTTTTGTGATTTTTGTCTTCATGTATTCGTTCCACAGTTCTTTCTGGTTGTGGAATGTTTCCAGACCTCCAAGAATTTTTTGTGCAGCGCCATCTGTAGTGATTTGTGCAGTGTGGCGCATCCAGACTTTTGAAATTGCATCAGGTGTTGTGCAACCATTTAAGCACCAAAGACGAAGAGCGTCTGCTGCGGTTTGGTAAGCCCAAGAGCCGTCATAGCTGTTCCAAGCGCGAACCCGATATTTTACATAATCGCCTTTTGCGGGTTCAGTTACCACGTCATTGAATAAAACATCAATTTGCAATTTCCGCCCATTATCAAGTCCTCGAACCTCGAAGTTGAAATCATTTGAGATATTAGCTTCTTTGATACTTTCATAAGTGGAATTAACCACAGTATCATGTGACAGTTTTTGATATGTATCACGATGCAAGTGAAGCACCTGATTTGTATCAGTGCGAACCAGACTTTTCCAACCTTCTACAGGTTCGGTCATTCCCATTGGGATAACAGGAAGTTCCTCAACTTCAAAATTCCAGTCGTTATTCCCAGTGAATTTTTGGTTTTGTTCAGTAAAATCAAGCATTTTAATCTCCATTATTTAGCTTTTGACAAAACCTTCCTAACAAGGTGAGTTAGGTTGTAAACAATTATTTTACATAAGCGCGAAATAAATAAACAGACTGGATCAGAGGGACTAAGGGGACCAACAGGACCATCAGGACCATCAGGCTGGACCAAAAGGACCAACTGGACTAAAGATAGACCAAATGAGGAAAGCAGAAAATGGCTATAAATACTTGTGAATTTAAAATCATGGGTAAACCAAAGGCAAAAGGGCGCCCAAGGTTTTCAAAATTTGGTCACGCATATACCCCGGCTGAAACCAAGGATTATGAGGTAAAGGTTAAACAGGCGGCTTGGATTGCCATGCAGACCGGGAGGCTGCAAAAGACCGATAGACGGGTTAGTGTAATAATCACGTTTTTATTTGAGATACCCAAGTCGTATTCAAAAGCAAAAAGACTTGAGTGCGAGACGGGTTCCAGAATACCGGGCAAGCCTGATTTAGATAATCTTTGTAAGTCAATTCTGGACGGATGTAATGATATTGTCTATTCCGATGATGCCGCAGTGTGGCACCTCTCAGCATTTAAAAGATATTGTGATGTAGGTCAGGAGGCGCACGTCCATGTCAAAATACAGTGGGATGAACCAATTCATCTTTGATGTCGATGGAACTTTAGTAGAAAGTTCATTGAGTATTGAGCCAAGTTTTCGGAAATTTTTGCATAAATTTTTTTTACAAAATAGATGCTATATAGTAACCGGTGCGGCTTATCAGACAACAGTACGTCAGCTTGGTAACGATATTTGTATGGCTGCGGAGTATATGATTAACTCTGGCGGTGGGCATGTATTGAAACAGGGAAAAGAAATTTCCAAATCTTGTTTTACACTCAGTAAATTTAACAAAAAATATTTAGAAGGTTTTTTACACGGCAGTAAATTCCCATTCAAAACGGGGCATCATTTTGATGAAAGGGTTGGAATGTGCAATTTTAGTATTCTTGGAAAGAATTATTCTGCAATACAGAGGAAGCAATATATAGCTTGGGATATGGTTTCAGGTGAACGCAAGAATATCTGTTCCAAATTTAATAATAAGATGGGTGCAAAAGCCGTGGCAAGGATCGCAGGACAAACTGGTATTGATATAAGCCATAGCAATATATCAAAGAAAAAAACCTTGAAATACTTATATGATCCAAACACAGCAGTATTTTTTGGCGATCAGACGCAAAAGGGTGGTAACGATTATCCATTAGCCCAAAGCCTAGATCATGTGCATCAGGTTAATGATTGGCGAGAAACTTATGATCTGTTACTAGAGTATTCCCAGTCAGCGCCATAAAGTTCACGCCATTTCTTAGGCTCTTTGTGAATGGCTACTTTGCTTTTATCCCAAAGACCTTGGTGATGACCTTCGCAAAGCGGGATCGCAGTTCTGTCACCTCGCTTCGCACGAGAAAACCTATCATGTATCGGGTGGTGCGCCGTTGTTGGGCTCTGCTGGACCTCTCCAAATTGCTCACAAATACAACACCCCTTCCGCCGCACTTCTTGCAGATAGTTTCCATCTTTCTTTTCCTTTGGTTTTTTGGGATTAGACCACATTTTGCCACCACAGCGGCTTCAGTGAATAATCCATATTGTCATTTTTTTTACAGCCATCATAACAATAGATGGTTTTTCTAATTCTATTGCGTAATCCGATTACAGCATTTTTTGTCATACCGTGACGCTCTCCAGCTTCCTTGCATGTAACGCCCTCATTTTCGGTAAGGTGAAGTACCATTAAAACATCTTCATCGCGTTGACGCTCATAGCACTTTCTCATTTTAATAACTCCATTGGGTCTACCCCTATAGCCTCTGAAAGTTTTGCCATTGCGGCTTCAAAGAATTCATTGAATTCTTGTTGGTTCATTTTATTCATAGCGATTGTGTCTGGTAAATAATAAATACCACCGAACTCACTGACAACCGTTTGATAATAACCACAGGCCATTTTTAGCTCACGGTGCAGCTTATCTGAGTTGGGCCATTTCCCTGTTGCCTTGCAAGCCTTGCCGAGAATTGACCAATAGAGCTTGTGATGTGGTTCTGATCTTTTGGATCGCAAAACCAGATCAAACTCTGCTCCATTCTTGGCAAGGGCCAACTGCTCCGCATCAAATGCGGAACAGGGCTGAAATTCACCATCAACCAGCTTGACGGTTATTTTGGGCTTTTCGCTCAAAACGGAATATCGTCATCTAGCTCTTGATCTGAGGCATATTGGCTTGGATGCTCAGTTCCGGCGGTCTCTTTGGTTGGGTGTGGATCACTTGAGTTTTTCCCAGCAAGGGCCACACTATTCGCATTTACTTGCAAATACTTTTTGCCATTGTATTCGCGCCAACGGAATTCACCGGAGACCACAACAGGCTGTCCTTTGCGGAGGTAGGGAGCGACAGCCGTCCCCGGTTTCCCCCAATAAGAAACGCTGAACCAATATGTTTCTTTGCTACGTCTGTCATTTACGGCAACATCAAAGCCGCAAACCCCTTGACCATTTTGTGTTTGACGTACTTCTGCATCTTTGGCGCAGTTGCCAAATATTGTTATCTGTTTCATTATATCATTCCCAATTCTGATTGTTTATACTCAAGTTTTGTCTGAATTCGTCTTGCAAATTCAGGGTCTTCAAGTTTAATGAGGCCAATTAGTTCATCTGCCTCCTTCAAAGTGGCTGTCAGCTTTTTCTCCGTAACTTCATAACCATCTAGGAATTTCATTAAGCGCACCCCTCTGCCGATTGGGCTGGGCTTTTCGGCTGGTATCGCAGGAGAAGCGTTTTCAGGCTGCTTAGGAGCCGTGCGCCCTGTAGCTGCGTTTCCATCGTCATCCTCAACAGGAACGCCTGACATTGAGGCTAGGCCGTATCTCCGGGCATATGTAATAGCCCCGCCAAGAGACTGCATATCGTTGGCCTTGTATTCCAGATAAACCTTGCCGGAATATTTGTCTCCAGAGATGTGGGCAAATGTAGTTTCTACAAATGGCCCAAATTCATCTTTACCGGGGGATTGCATTATTACAAAGCCGTTGGCGTGAAATGCTGGATAGACCGCATTTTGTATTGCCGTTAGGTCTGCGTATTTGTTTTTGAGAAACGGGTTTTTTGCATTTTTAAATGCAGAGCCCATTTGAGCCTGTGCCGCAGCAAAAGCTGTCAGGCTGGCGATTGGTCCTTTATCAGACATTATTTCATCCTTATTGATACAGTTTGAGGTCCAGTGACCAATTCGGCCCCGTCAATCTGGACACCCGCTTTGAGTTGTTTTTTGATTTCTGCCTTATCTGGCGTGACGGTCGTTTTGCAAAGTTGTGTTGGTATCTCCTTTTCGTTGGTTATTACTACGCTCTCCGTTCCCTTGCGCAGCGATACTGTCGCCAATGGGTGTGGAATTTTAGACTGATTGGCGCAAAGCAAAATAGTTTTAAGCATTTTATTCAGTCGCATTTTGCGACCATCAAGCAATGACCTGCGCTCTGAATATCGCTTTGCCATTTCATTACAGGCAATCATTCCGGCTTCAGCTTCACTAATCTGCGTCAGGACACTGGTTACAAGGTCCATGACATCCGTTTCGCCATCGAGCGTGTCCCAGAATAATTCCAGTTCTTCTGAGTACGGAGCAAGCTCTTCAGCCATGTATGTAAGCATTGCAGAATTAAGTCTCATCTGAAATAATCCTGTTATAATCATCAACCGCTTGCGTTATGGCTTTTTCAATAAAAGAAATAGCATCCGCTGGAAATTGATCTGCAAGATATTGCTGATGTGTAATTTCTCCACGAACTGCTTGATTAACAAGCGCAGTTGATCTGTTGGCAATTTTATTGGTAATTGTATTTCGCACGAATGCGAGTGGTGTAGATATATGACCCATGTTGTCCTCCATTGACAAAAATAAGTCTATCAAGGACTAAAGATAAGTAAACATATATTTTACATTTTTTTAAAAACTTTAAATTTTACAAGGAAAGATTTGTGTATATATATGCATGAAGGCCAGACTGTCTGGAAAACAATCTGGCCCATAATGGAGAATTATAAACACAAACTGGGTCGAGTTGGTTTATGCCTTGATGCTTAACACAACATATATGGCCCATCAAGGAGAAAACGCATCATGTCGTATAAAGCACTATCTTGGGCCTTGCAGCAGAAGGGCCTTAAGCCCATTACGAAAATTATATTAATTTCCTTGGCTGATAGGCATAATCCAGATTATGGCTGCTTTCCAAGCATAAGGAAAATATCAGATGACACAGAGGTTTGTGTCAAATCAGTATATAACCATCTTTTAATACTTGAAGAAAAGGGCCTTATTAAAAGAACAGGTCGTATTCGTGATAATGGGCAACAAACATCAAATGAATATTTATTAATTGGGGTGCAGGATGTACATGGGGACTATGTAAATCGTACATCCCCGGGGGTGCAGGACTTACATACCAATAACCTAGTAAATATTAACCATGTAAATAAACCTAATATGTTCAATGACGCTTGGGCTGCATATCCAAGGAAGGTTGGAAAGGGCCATGCAGAAAAAGCGTGGGCCAAGTCAATCAAAAAGATTGATGAAACAGAGCTTTGCAAATTGCTTTCTCAATACATTGACAGCTTGGTTGGAAAGGATAGTAAATTCATCCCACATCTCAGCACTTGGCTTAATGGAGAAAGGTGGCATGATGACATTGAGGCTCCACAGCAAAATGGAATAGATCATATGTTCCGCGATATGGTAAATGACCTTGCGAGGGTAAGCCGATGAACAATCTACCGGCACTGCAATCTACCGTTATGGATGATGATACACTAACCAAACACCGCGCTTTCATTGCAATAAAAGCACAGGCTCTTATGGGCAGGTTTTTCCAGATGCCACAAGACGAGCTTGTGAAGCGTGAAATTCTGTTGGGCTGGATGGATATGCTTCAGGATTTTACAGCGGATGAAATCACCAAGGCTTGCTCTCAGTATCTCATAGAATACCCCTCTAAGAGGCCACATGAGGGGCTTGTAAGGCAGATAGTGATAAATAACCGTAAGAAATACATTGAGGCTCACCCTCGCACTCAAATCGAAGTTGCGCCGCGCAAGAGCCAAGATGCGGAAGAGCGTAAGCGCATATCACAGGAAATGATGGCGAAACTGGGGAGAAAGTGGTAATGGAAAAACAGGGGGTGGTTTTTTCCTTTCTGCCCTTAGAGCTTTTCCTCCCAGACATAAGCTCCCCCCTCTGTCCCCAATGCAGAGGGGGTCCTGTAATTAGGAGAGCTAAATGCAATTAACCGAAGATGAGCTTCAGGCTCTATATGAGGCTTTACCGGAAAAAGGCGGAATTCAAGATGTAATGGAAATGATTGCATTTATTGCTCACTCTTTTCAAATTCCAGCAGTTATTGGGGAGCACAAGGATTGCATCCATATAGTTCTCCATAATCCAGATGAGGACGCAACAATTCATTAGGAAAATGGGTTTATTGCAAAAAATATGTAAAGGATGGTAATACATACATATGAAACTTAATCATTGGGAGGCGTTTCTATGAAAGATTGGCCAGCGACTGAAGTAAAATTAATGAATACTGACAAATTGGTTCCATATGCCAGAAATAGCAGGGTGCATGGAGAGCAACAGGTAGCTCAAATTGCAGCAAGTATTCAAGAATGGGGATTTACTGTTCCAATTCTAATAGATGAGGAAAATACACTTATTGCTGGTCATGGGCGCCTATTGGCTGCGCAGAAACTTGAATTGGATAAAGTTCCAGTAATGGTTGCTAAGGGATGGTCCGACGCTCAACGGCGAGCTTATGTTATCGCAGATAATAAATTAACCGAAAATTCAACTTGGGACGAAGAATTGCTTAAAGTAGAAATTAAGCAATTGGAAATGGATCAATTCGATATATCAACCCTTGGCTTTGGCATGGATGAAATGGCCGATTTGTTTCTCGATAAGGAATTTGGGAAAACTGATGCCTTTGAAGAATGGGAAGGTATGCCTGAATTTGACAATGAAAATTTAGAGTATTTTCGATCCATAAAAATTCATTTTGAAAATCAGGAGGATGTTGACGAATTTGCTGAAAAGACAGGATTAAAATTAACGGAAGTTACTAAAAGTATTTTATATCCTGAAAATAAAACCGCAGACCTTAATTCATATAGAATTGCGGGTACGGACGATGAAGCCTAATTTTCCATTATATATCCCCAGCAAGGGTCGTTTCGAGTATATGGTTACATCAAAATATTTGACCATTATGAAAACGCCGCACTTTATAGTGGTCGAGCCTCAGGAAGTTGACCAATATAAAAAATCTGTAGAAAAGATGGGCCTTCTGGCTGAAATATTGCCAATGGATATGTCCTATAAGGAAAAGTATGAATTATGTGATGATCTAGGGCTCACTAAAAGTACAGGTCCCGGCCCAGCAAGAAATTTTGCGTGGGATCATTCTATATCTAATGGTTACGATTGGCATTGGGTTATGGATGACAACATAAGATCATTTTTTCGTATGAATAATAATCTGCAAATTCGCGTAAATGATGGAACTTGCTTTAGGGTTATGGAAGATTTTGTCCTTAGATATAAAAATATCGGCATGGCTGGCCCAAACTATCATATGTTTGCTCCAAGAAAGAAAAAACTTCCTCCTTTCGTAATGAATACAAGGATTTATTCGTGTAACTTTATTCGAAATTCTATGAAATGGAGGTGGAGAGGTCGTTACAATGAGGACACTATTTTATCGCTTGATATTCTCAAGGCTGGTTGGTGCACTGTTCAGTTTAACGCTTTCCTTCAAGAGAAAATGAACACACAGGTTCTTAAGGGAGGCAATACAGATGAATTTTACCATGCTGAGGGTCAGGTTTCTGATGGCAAAAGATATGCTGACACAGGAACGGTCGCTAAATCTCAAATGCAGGTAAAGGTGCATCCTGATGTTTCCGAAATGGTTTGGAAGTTCAACAGATGGCATCATCATGTGGATTATAGTGGCTTTAAAAAGCAAAAATTAATACGAAATGAAGATGTGGAAATTAAGGAAAAGATACAAGATTATGGTATGAAAATGGTAAAGGTCAAAAAATGAAGGTGGGATTTACTGCATCTACCTTTGATCTTCTCCACGCTGGTCATATCGCCATGCTAGCAGAAGCAAAATCTGTATGTGATTACCTTATTGTTGGGCTTCATGTTGATCCTTCGCGGGAAAGGAGGGAAAAAAATGTTCCTGCTCAAACTTTAGTAGAGCGATATATACAACTTTCTGCGGTTATTTATGTGGATGAAATTATCCCATATGAAACTGAGGAGGATTTAAATAATATATTACTCACTTTTCCCATTGCTGTTCGGGTAATAGGTGAGGAATACAGAGATGCAAATTTCACTGGCAAAAATCTTGATATGCAAATTCATTATAATAAAAGGAGGCATGGATTTAGTTCCAGCCTCCTTAGGGAAAAAGTTTTCAAATTAGAAAGCTCTAAACATTAGCTATATGTGCAACACCTCCACAGCATGGAGTATCATCTCCCGCCACGGCATATACCATGGTTTTTTTATCTCCAAATGAGGCGCCATAAGCGCTAGTATCTGCGGCTGTAGCAAATACAACGCGTGTTCGATTTGGACCCCGACCCCGGACAGCTACAAAATGATCTGCGTGTGCCAATATATCGAGCTCGCGAGGGTTAAGGCTGGATGTGTATGTAGATTTCATTTTAAAATCCTCCTGTGATAAACAGTGGAATTGAAAATAACCCAATAAGAAATATAATTTCCGCTGCGGTTTCGATTAGATGTTTCATGTCAGTTTCTCCATTTGATATATTCAAACTATCAAGGAACCTAAGGTTGTAAACAATTAATTTACATAAGTGCGAATAAATATTGCACACCTTTGAAATTCAGAATTTATGATGTAAACTTATACTGTACTCTAAAAGGAAAGTGATTATGTCAGAGGACAAATCAATAGAACAAGAGGATGGAAAGCGAGGTCCAAAGGGTCCATCAAAACCCCTTTCAGATCAAGACTTTCAACGTCTTTTAAATATGGTAAGAATACATTGCACTCAAGATGAGTGTTGCCGTATATTAGATATGTCAGATACCACGCTTAACAGGCGATTAAAGGAGCGTGGCGAGGAAAATTTTGAAGCCTTCTATAACCGTCATAACAGTGAAGGCAAAATGTCGCTCCGCCGTATGCAGTGGGAGGCTGCCGAAAGTGGAAACTCACCGATGCTTATATGGCTTGGTAAGCAATATCTTAATCAGCGTGATAAAAATAATATGGAAGTTACTGGAGAAGATGGCGGTGCAATCATTACAAGAATTGAGCGTATAATTGTCGATCCTGCCGATAAAAACACCTAGATGGTGCCTTCCCCTATTAACTGGCGAACGTGGAAGTCCCCGATATAGGGGCGCAAAGGGTGGACGCGCCTCTGGAAAGTCACATTTTTTTGGTGAAGCATTGATCGAAAGAATGATTGAAGAGCCCAATACAAAAGCAATCTGTATTCGGGAAGTTCAAAAGTCACTTGAATACTCATCTTTGCAGCTTTTAAAAGATAAAATTACAGCTCTTGGTGTCGGTCATTATTTTGAAATCCAAAAAAATAAAATTATCCCGCTTAATGGCTCTGGCGTAATTATTTTTCAGGGTATGCAGGATCACACAGCTGAAAGTATTAAGTCGTTAGAGGGTTTTGATATTGCTTGGGTCGAAGAGGCGCAATCCATGTCAAACAGGTCTCTTGAACTTTTAGACCCAACTATAAGGAAAGATGGTTCCGAAATATGGTTTAGCTGGAACCCTAATTTAGATACTGATCCTGTAGAGCAAATTTTTAAAAATAACTCTCGTGCTATTTTGGTCCATGTTAATTTTATGGACAATCCATTTGTAACAGAAACAACAAAGGAAATGGCTCAAAGAGTTCGTGCGCAAAATCCATTAAAATATAATCATATTTGGCTTGGTGATTATATGAAGGAAATTGAAGGCGCCCTTTGGAATGCTGATATGATAGAAAAATGCAGGATTTCGAAAGACGAAGTCCCTGACCTTTCAAGGATTGTGGTGGCTATCGACCCATCAGTGACTGGAAAGGCGACATCCGATGAAACTGGAATTGTTATTGCTGGTAGATCAGCTCAAACAGAAAAGTATTATATTCTTGAGGATGCTTCCTTAAGGGGAACTCCAGACCAATGGATACGAAGGGCTATTTTAAAATACCACGAATATCAGGCGGACAGAATTATAGCTGAAGTCAATAACGGTGGCGATCTTGTGGAAAATCTGTTAAGAAATACAGATAAAGATGTTTCCTATCGTTCAGTAAGGGCTACAAGAGGAAAAATGTTGAGAGCGGAACCGATTGCAGCTTTGTATGAAAGTGAAAAAGTATTTCATTCTGATAAATTTTCAGAGATGGAAGAGCAAATGATCTTTTACAATGGGAGGGGCAATGTTTCTCCCGATAGACTTGATGCCCTAGTATGGGCCGTAACGGATTTGTCTGAAAATACAGGACAGCCAGCGTGGAGAATAAGTTAATGGCCCTTTTAGATTTTTTTCGCAAAACAGTAGCAATGCCTATGGAATTTAAAGAGGCTCCAAGTATTCATGTCCAACAGACGACACCATTTCACAACCGATCTGATAACTTTAGGTCTTATGCGGTCGAAGGCTATCAGCAAAACGCAATAGTTTATCGTTGTGTTAATGAGATTGCTCAAGCCGCGGCTTCTATTCCCTTTAAAATATTTCAAGGCGATATTGAGCTAGAACAGCATCCGTTGATTTCTTTGTTGAAACGCCCTAACCCACTTCAAGCTGGCAATGAATACTTCCAGTCTCTCTATGCTTTCCTTTTATTGTCAGGTAATAGCTATGCGATCAACAGCACGGCAGGAGGCGTCCCGTCAGAGTTGCATCTTCTGAGACCTGATCGGGTTGAAATCATCCCAAGCAATACAGCTATTCCAAAGGGTTATAACTACAAGTTAAATGGAAAGGTCGTAAAAACATACGATGCTGACCCATTTACAGGCCAATCTGAAGTTAAACACTTCAAGCTATGGAACCCAATGGACGATTACCTTGGGCTTTCTCCGCTCATGGCTGCGTCCATTGATGTGGACCAGCACAATCTCATAGCGAAGCATAACATAGCTCTGTTGGTTAATGGAGCGCGTCCCACAGGCGCGGTTATTTTCAAACCAAAAGACACCTCTGGCAATGCAATGACGCTTTCTGAAATGCAAAGAAAGCAAGTCCAAGATGATCTCAATCGTCGTATGAGTGGCACTGCCAACAGTGGAAAACCAATGTTATTGGAAGGCGATTTCGATTGGAAAGAAATGGGGATGTCTCCGCGTGACATGGATTTCTTGCAGCAAAAGCACATGGCAGCAAAAGACATAGCGCTTTGCTTCGGTATTCCTTCTCAGCTTATTGGAATTCCAGACAGCCAAACTTATGCAAACGTCCAAGAGGCTCGTTTGGCGTTATATGAAGAGACTATTATTCCGCTGGCAATGCGGGTCTGTAGTGATTTGAATGAGTGGCTGGCACCATCATTCGGTGATGATATTCTCATCAAATATGACATTGAAAGCATCCCGGCTATGACAGAGCGCCGCCGCCGCATTTATGAGAATGTTACATCTGCGGTTCGTGAGGGTATTATTAGTCGCAATGAAGCCCGTGATCGGTTGGGTCTAGGACCGATCCAAGGAGGCGATGAAGTATTTATCGCAGCAAACCTTTTCCCGCTAGGCGGCCCAGAGGTAGCCCCCTCAGAGGGTGATAAGGCTGCAAGTGATGGTGCGGATGCCTATGGCGAGTTTAAGCTGGACAAATATCCAGACGGTGCAGATGTACCGGACAGCCTTCCAGATGCTTACCGGATGGGCACTGGTGAGAAACGCTGTGGAAATTGTGACCATTATGACCAAGGATATTGCTCACTTTTTGATGCTGATGTTCGCGCTCAATATGTTTGTGCAAAATGGGAAGCTGAAATTGAAACGTCGAGCAAAGCTGAGAGTGATGTAGACACAGTTCCGACTGAGGCGATGGCGATAAATGGTCAACGCGCACTTGATATGCGCAAGGAATTTGGTCGGGGGATGACCCGTGTAGGCGTTGCCCGTGCCAATCAGCTTATCAATCGCGAGCGCCTTTCCCCTGATACAGTTCGCCGGATGAAGAGCTTTTTTGCACGTCACGAAGTGGATAAGCAGGCTGAAGGGTTTAATCGCGGCGAGGCTGGATACCCTAGTGCAGGAAAGATCGCATGGCTTGGCTGGGGCGGTGATGAAGGCCAATCATGGGCCAAACGAAAAGTAGATCAGTTAGACAAAGAGCGTGATAAATCAGAGGAGCTTGAAACTTATTTCAGTGATTGGTGGGATGAAAAATTCCTTCCAGCGGAAGAGAAAGCCCCAAAGATCAGTGAAACTGTAAAAAAGGCTCTCGCTGAGAAAGTCAAAGATCACAATGAAAAGCATGGTGATAAAAAGGGCAAGCGAGTTACTCAGCGGATGCTCGAAGCTGTGTTTGCCCGTGGTGTTGGCGCGTATAATACAAACCCGCAGAGTGTTCGCCCTAATGTTGCTGGTCCTGACCAATGGGCTTATGCCCGTGTTAATGGCTTTCTTAGCGCAGTTCGCACGGGGCGCTTCAAAAGCGGTAAGTATGATACAGACTTGCTTCCTAAAGATCACCCATTGAGTAGTAAAGATTGAAGCAAGGCGGGGGTTATTCCCCCGCTTCAGCCCCCCCGGTTAATTAGATTTCCAAAATACTCACAATGTGCTTTGGCAAAGTTCCCATCGCTTCACACTTTTGGCGAGCTTCGGCTTTAGCCTCGGAAATCGTGTATCCGATACCCTTGATGCTCAAACCGTTGAATGTTGAAACTGTAAACTCGATCATGTCGATGCCCTCCCAGAGCGTTGTGGGGAGCCGAAGCTCCCCGGTTGATTAGTATAATACTGATTTATCGGTGCGGTTAATCACGCGAAATGTGCGGTATGAGCAATCATTTTCAAAATGCTCGTCATCACAAGCGTTAATCGCATCACTGGCTTCACCAAATAGAGCAAGTGAATTCCAAATTGTGGTTGGGTCAATCCCTTTGGCGATCATAGCATCTTTATGTGATTGCGGAAGATCATCTTGGTACTGAAGTTCGTAGTTAAGTTCGATTTGCATTTGAAATTCTCCAATTTCGGTTTCGTTAGTATAAGACTATCAAGGTGAGTAAGTTTGTAAACAATTAATTTACACTTTATTAAAACTTTTATTGTAAAAAGTAAAAAACTTGCAAAAAATTTTAAAAGCCAGAAAGTCTTTATTTATATTTGTTGGCAGTTGGTGCCAAACGTATAAAAAATATTTGAAGCGGAAACCTTTATTCAAAAAATTCACAAACGTGTAAAAGTTTCGGGACGCAAAAAATATATTTGCGAAAAATAAAAAACTCTACAAAAATTTAAAGTATAGAATTTTTGTTTAGAGAAACTAAAAACTTTGTATTTTATCAATGTATGATTGCATGGTATACAGAGACCTATGGCAGTGCATAATTTCAAACAGGCTGGCGGTTCAAAATACAGCGCCAGAAAAGAAGTCATCGAACAGATGCGAGTTAGGCAAGCGTTTGAGCGCAAGCTGACCCTCAATCTAATCACGCAATTTTCACAGATAGGCGACATTGCAAGGAGTGAATATTTGGAAAGAGGCTCTGTCGATCTCACAGGGACTTTGATCCAAGGTAAAATCCTTTCAGTTCTTGAGCCTCACTATCGTGCGGTAATTGATGAATTCGGTCTAAGGCTTCTGCGAAATTTGAAACAGGAAAGCCAATTTGAAACTCTCATTCGTGATTACATAAAGATATTTGGTCTTGAGGCTGTCAGTAGAATTTCAAGAACAACAAGAGCGCGTTTGATCTCAGTCCTTTTAGAGAACGAGGCGGAAGGTCTTGGGGTTCGCGCCGTAGCTGATGCAATTTATCAATCTACTCGGGGGCAGTATTCAAAAAATCGGTCAGCAACGATTGCGAGAACTGAGACGCATAATGCTGCTAGTTATGCCAACCATGAAGTAGCAAAGACTATGAGTATCCCTGAGCTTCAAAAGCAGTGGGTTTCAGTTTCCGATGACCGCACTCGCGGCGGACATTCTGCAATGAATGGAACAATGATACCTATGAATGAGGACTTTCAAGTTCCCAGCGATTTTGGGCCTGTTCCAATGGCTAGACCCGGAGACAGTAGGGGTGGAGCTCAAAACACGATTAATTGTCGATGTGTTTTGCTGTATGTGTCGCCAGAAGATGACATAATTGACGAGTAACTTGCTCAAAAAACATAAATGAGTTATCTTTGGGTCAATGTAACTGATCTTGAGGTCTTACCCAATTTGAGGGCGGTAAAATGAGTAATGAACAAATTGATGTAGAAGAGTACATTGCCGATCAAGAAGCTAAGTCAGAAAAAATTGACATTGCTTTTGAATATAAGGCTGAAACGTCTGAAGATGACGATGGTACATTCTCTGGCTACGGCTCTATTTTTGGAAATAAAGACCTTGGTGGTGATGTAATTGAGGCCGGAGCTTTTGCAAAGTCAATTGGACGCAAAGGCGCAAAGGCTGTAAAACTCCTATATCAACACAAATCGGACGAACCGATTGGTGTATTTGATGAAATCATCGAAGATGATCGCGGTTTGAAAGTCAAAGGTCGACTTGCAATGGGAACGCAGCGAGGCCGTGAAGTTTATGAATTGATGAAAATGGGCGCACTAGATGGCTTATCAATCGGCTATCGTGTTGACCCAAAGCAAGTTGATTATGATGAGAAGGGCAAAACTCGCCGTTTGAAAACAGTCGATCTTATGGAGATTTCTGCTGTCACATTCCCAATGAACCCACGCGCACGGGTTCAAGCGGTCAAAGGCACAGAACGCTCAGTTCGGGAATGGGAGCAATTCCTTCGGGATGAAGGGAACCTATCTCGTACTGAAGCAAAGGCAGCGGCATCTGCCGTTACCAAGGCACTGGAACAGCGGGATGCTGTGAAAGAGGAAACGCCTAAAGTCCTTGAGGCTCTCGCAAGCCTTACCAACATCCTAAAATCTTAACGGAAGGATTTTCCAAATGGAAAACGAAGTAAAAACAGCCGTTGAAGCGATGGCAGGTGCCTTTGAAGAATTCAAAAAGGTAAATGACACTCGCTTGGCTGAAATCGAAGCCAAAGGCACAGCCGATCCAATGACTGAGCAAAAACTTGCAAAGATCGAAGCTGATCTGGACAAGTTCGAGAACATCAACCAAGCCATTACCCAACAGCAAAAACACGCTGAAGGTTTTGAGGCAAAGTTGAATGACATCGAAACAATGCTCAAGCGTCCAGCCAATGCTATGGAAGCTAAAGAAGTCGATCTGTCTTTGAAAGCATGGGACAGCTTCATGCGCAAAGGTCAGGACAACATGGCTCCAGAAGAGGTGAAAGCCTTGACTGTTGGCACTGCTGCCACTGCTGGTAACTTGGCCCCTGCTGAGTACGTCAATGAGCTTATCAAGGTGATTTCTGAAATCTCCCCAGTTCGCTCTGTTGCCCGTGTTCGTCAGACATCCAACAAAGAAATTGAAGTTCCAAGCAAAACAGCGACATTCGCTGCCGCATGGACTGCTGAAGGCGGTTCTCGCACAGAGACCACTGGCTACACAACTTCTTTGAATACCATCCCAACCCATGAGCTTTATGCTTTGGTTGATATTTCTGGTGCATTGCTCGAAGACAGCGTGTTTGATCTGGAAGCTGAAATGAACACTGAATTTGCAGAGCAATTTGCAAAAGCTGAAGGCGCAGCGTTCTTGACAGGTAACGGCACAAACAAACCAACAGGTATCTTGGACGGCACAACTGTCGCCTCGACAACTGCTGCCGCTGCCGCTGC